TGTGTTCACGGCGTAGCCCTTCGGCTGTACCTTCGCGGGCTGCGCTGGATGCCTGACGTCCGCCCAGGTAGGAAGCGCCAGCCGATATGGCAGCGCCTCCAAGTATTGCAGCACCAACACCGATAGCCATTAGCTAACGGCGTTGTGCATGGTGGGCGGTTTAGTGCCGAGGCGTTGAACGGACAAGTGCCCTTGTACCTGTTCATTGGTAAGTTGCGCCCCGGCGTAGATTGCGATCCCAACGGCCAGAGCGCGGCCGTAATTAGGATCTAGCTCGTCAACGGCAGGGACGAGGAGCAAGTCATCGAATTGCCCGATGAAAGGAATATACATCGGTTCAGCGATGAGATCTGCTGTGCCTGTTACGCTTGCTGGTGCGTAGCCGACGACAATAAATCTCTTTGTGTCGGTGTCAGTGATCGCGACTGAAGCCTTGACGCGGTAGGGAGTGCGGTCCCCTAGTGGTGCCAGGATATAGCTAACTGCGCCTGTCACGTAGTTGGCGGCTAGTGATATCACACCGCCGTTGACTAGGTTGAGGGAGGCGATATCGTCGTAAACGACAGGATCGCCATTGACCGGAAGCGGATCAGTATTGATGACCCCGGCTGGTAGAGCAATACCTGTCTGGCCTGGAACGGCCAGGGTGAAATCGCGTTGAACGTTAACGATGCTCATAGCATTTTACCGCCTTTTGGAAATTCCTGATTACTGCCGCCTGGGTAAGGTTCGGCATCGTCGACCATACCGGCCATGTAGGAATCCATGGAGTCGCCGATAGGCTGGGTTGAGTCTTCCTTGATGAAGACGTCGACCACGTAGTCATCAAGAGCCTGGGAACGAAATGCATCTTTGACGCGGGTTGCGTCTTTGCATTCTTCCATGGTGGTAGGGTTGATCATATACGGGAATGAATCCCGGGTGTCGATCTGTTGGCCGATGACATCATGGTCTGAGCGCCATTGCCAGCCGGCCGGCAGGAAGCCAAGGGATGTGGCGCTGTCTGTCTGTTGCAGGTCGCGCCTAGTGACGGACATTGGATGTTTGCTGGACAGGTATTCTGGGTCTGCGACGAACTCGAACCAGTCGAGTCTGTCTGTTGCCAGTGGTGAGCAGCCTTCGATCACGGATGCGAAACGGAGTGTCAACATGTAGGTGATAATGCAATGCTCAGGAGCGACTACGCCGCGGATCTGATGGTCCATGTTGAAATCGAACATGGACTGCCATTGCCCCAGGGATGCGCCGTCCGTGGCGGGCATTTCCCTCGGGTTTACACCCACTGAAGTTTGATCGAGGAGTATGGGAACTTGGTCGACTTCGCGAGATCCCGATCCTTTCCATGAATCGGAGATCAATTCTTGCCAGCGGTTATAGCTGAGGACGTCTCGCTTCATGGCAGAGCGGTAGGCTGCCTGGGTTTCTGCGAGCGTGCGAATATCCATCGCTTCTGTTGTCGCATCGATGGTGTAGTTTGCTTCATCGAGCGGCTTCGCGTTGTAGCGGCAGCGTGACCAAGTTTTAGCCAGCGGTACTGCTTTTTCGCCCTGGACGTTTACTGATCCGTGATCAGAGTCCTCGGGCCATTTGTACCATTCATTGTAAACGCGAAGATATGCGTCTTCAAAGTGCTTGAAATAGGATCCGCCTGCTGCACCCTGGTAAGAGCCTATGCCTAGACGGTCCCAGTTTGAAGACATGGATACAACGGGCGGATGTAGGGCTGTTTGCGGACCTTGTTTCACATAGTCCGGATAATCGGGCCAGAGCCAGCGAAGGGGAGTCATAAAGACGCCCAGGTGCGCGTTTATGCGCATGACGTCCCGCTCGCGCAGGGTTTCGAGACGGATCTTGCCGTTCATGGAGATATTGATACGTTCTCCAGGCATCATGACTTGCTGACGTAGGCAGTTGACGCGTCCGATCTTGCCTGTTTTGAGGGTTAATCCACCCCGGCTGGCTTTGCTCATTTTTTGTTGGCCTCTTTGACGGCTTCTGCTACTGATTTAGGGAGTCTATGCGCCCCTGGCTCGCCTGTCAAGGCTCCGCCATAGCACATGATAAGAGCCTGTAGCTGTTGCACAGTCATGTCTTTGACTTTTGACCCTCCGAGCATCCCTGAAGCGTCGAGAGCGTCGAAGGTGTCTGGCGCTTTTGTAGCAGCCACCATCCAGTTACAAGGTGCAACGATTGCAGCGATTACCGCTGCGACGTATTGTCCGGGTAGTGGTATTGCAGGCATCCCGGCGATTGTCATGGATACCTCCACGATGTTAGCCAGATTGCTGCGCATGGAACGGGCCTGTTCTGGCGACCAGTATTCTTCCTGGGTCAGGATGTTCCATTGATGCTGCTCAATCCCATGGGATTTATGCAGTTCGCCGTAACGGCAGCCTGAAGCGGCCAGTTTTTCGGCACCGATTTGAAAAGCTCTATGAATGTCCAATGTTGTTTGCTCCGAGTGAAGTATGGTTAACACGCCAGTGACAAACATCATAATATGCTGAAAGCCTGCCATGCGTGTCGAGTAGTACATGGTTAAAGTATCCGTTTGGAACGGGGAGGTGTTGACTTACCCAATCGTAACAAGCCGACGAATCCATCCTGTCTGGTCTGGCTCCAGCTTGCACGCTCCTCAGCATCGCGGGATAGTGCAGCGAATTGTTCCGTAGTAGCTCCCTGGAATCCAGAAGCCTCCATTTGTACTTCAGATAGTAAAGACGCTGTTTGGCCAACTGTCTCACTAATCCTAGTGGCGCGGAATGGGTCATTCTCAGAGAATGGCACAATGTCGACGACTTCGGGCGCCATGTCAGATGTTCTGTCTGTTCCAGGCTGAACGTGTTGATCACTTCCTTGAGAGTTTTCATTCCCAGGTTGCGGGTTGCTTTCACGCGATGTTTCCATTCTTTGTGGTCCTTTGAAATGTATTTAGTTACGTAGTGGCCAGCCACGGACGCTGTTTTCAGCGGCATGGGCTTGCCGTCCTTTATCGGAGTGACAAAATGATGCTCTGTCTTCCAGATATCGTTTACGGTCCTGAAATACATTGTCGGTGAACGTTGTACATCGGACCAGCCCCAAATGCTACGCATTGGGAGGCATTCGTTTGCTGTGCAGTTGGCCGGGAGACGGCCGTGATTAGGATCGTTTTTCCAAGCGGCAGGGATAGCACGCATCCAGATAAGAAAATGGCCATGATGATGTTCACGGCTTTTTCCATGTTCGATCACTCCTGCGTATGTGATGTAGTCTGATTCGGGTCTGTTGTCAGGGAACGCTTTTGTTCTGTTCCTGGCGGCCGGATGGCCTAGTTCCTTGCAGACTATATCAGATAGTGACCTGATGTACTTCCTGAACTCGCGACCTTTTTGCCAAAGGTCTTTCGGTTCGAGGTATATGGGCTGTATTGGCCCTTTAGAATAATCAGGTTTTTCCCCGTAGTACGGGAATAGTTTAGGGTCGAGCGTTAGTGTTGCGAAGAAAGGATACCAGCCTGCGGCGGCTTTTTCCTGGGCTTCTTGCGCGATGCGCCAGGACCAGTTTGACTTGCGGACTTGGTCGCCCTTGTCCTTCATGTGGGCTATGAATAGCTTTTGTGCTCGCCCTGGGTTGAACTTGTCAGTTCTTAACCCGAGTACGGATTTTTTCTCCTGAAGGGATAAACCTTCAGTGATGCCGTACTGTGAGAGTATTTTAGGGTATGTAAGAATTAAGTTATCGAGGTTGTCATGTAGTTCAGCTCGCAGAGTGTCTACGGAATCATTTGAGACACGTTTAGAGCGGAGCATAAGAGATAAGTTGGTGCGCATCATCGCATGATGAGCGGCGTGTTGGTTCGCTAATGTTTGTGTGCTAGGCATAGTTTAGCGATAGTAGTGTAATGGGCCTGTTGATGTCAAGATTAGTGATTTGGCTTGACAAGGAAGGGGTAGGAGGTGAATTTGAGGTTAGCGTTGATATAAGTAATAGTGCTAACCGTTAGAATTACTAAGTATTTCAATGAGATAGCGATCCATGAGAGAATGCATACTCATTAGATAGGAGATAGTTAGAT